CCAATTTTTGCTTTCAAATAATGCTTGTGACATATTATTGTTTCCTAATTAATTCTTCAAACCAGCGAGTTTACGAAGCATTTGAATTGTTTCTTCTGCTTCGGCTGGGGCGGCAACTTCAACATACTGTGCTGTCTTGTTACCAGTAACCACAGTCTTCTGTGATTGCTGTCCTTCAACTAATTGTTTCTTCTCGCGACGAACTTCTTCGTTTAGAACAGATGGCAAGTATTTCTGGAATGCATCTTTTAGTTTAGCAGTATCAGTGCCTTCTAATAGCTCTTCCATAATTCCACGCTTGTCTTTTGACAATGGTGAACATAATTCTTGCATAACGCGAACTCGCTGTGCTTGATCTTCCGCAATGCGCTGACGACGAAGCGACTCGCTAACTAAAGTGGTTTTGGATGAGATGGTGGCGTTAGCCTCGATGAGTTGGTTTTGTACTTCTACGATCTTTTGGCTTAGTTGGCTAACGGCAGTACCGTCTGCAAACTTACTTGCCATAAATTCTGCTGCAAAAGCTTCCATAATCTTACGACCAAAATTGTTCTCTTTTGCTTCTCGAATGTCTGTCTTTAGTTGACCCATTTCCTTACGGAATGATTCAGCTACTGCTGTATTAATTTTTGTGCTTGCTTTTTTAATAAACATTGCACGGGCTTCGTTAATTGCTTTACGGCCTTCGGCTACTAGTTTAACGCGGGCGCCTACTAGTGCTTTATGGTCTTCATGTAATTCGCTAATCTCGCCGGTTAGTTTGCGTAGAGCAAATTCTTCTAAGCGTCCAATGGACGCTTTTTGTGCGTTACGATCGCTACGAAGTTCGCTGATTTCCTTTGCAAGAGTTTCTAATACAAGTTTTTGCAATAGTTTAGCATCTTCGCTGATTTTGGCTGCATACTTTGTACGCTGCGCAATTGCTTGTTCACGCAACGTTTTTAAATTAGTTGCTCCAGCAGCAATAGTATCTTGCATCAACGTGTCCATTGCTTCAATAAGTTGGCTTTTATCGTGATCGTAGCGGGTAGCAAACTCTTCACGCAACTCAGACGTTACTTCTTCGCGGCTTTCTGACAAGTGTTTTTCCCAAGCGGCGTTGATATTTTCACGCACCTCTTCGGATAAAACTTGGGTTCCTAATAATTCGGTAAAATTGCTCATAGTTTTTCCTTACGCTTTCTTTAGATTCATTATAAATCGAGTCACTTCTTTTACTAAGTGGCTTTGTGCGGACCTATCGTAGGTTGCTGCATTGGCTACATCCATTAGGACGGCGCGTCTCCGGTCACTCATTACTCGTTCGTAGATCGCTGTTGGATAAGCTTCGGGTGCGCTTGGTTGCGCAACCACGTCAACAGTTACGATATCAAACTCAGAAACGTCTCCAGATTCCTGTACGTTTCCTGATCCGCGACTGCTTACGCCTAACTTAACACCGCTCTCAAGTAATGTTTTAATAATGTTGCCCATTGGAGTTGGAATAAGTTTTAGCTTACCGTAACCATTGGGACCATCCATCCACATCTCTGTAATCATGTGACTTACTCGGTCAATGTTTACTTGGAGATCGTCTGGATGATCTGCTTCTCCTAAAATAGAGTAGCCACCATCTAATCGTGTACGAATGCTCTCTACAGCAGTTGCAATTTCATTTACGGGATACACACGTTGATTGTGATTACGTACCCCGCCTTGAATAAAAATGCCCTTCATGTAGAGATCCTTGCCGCCATTGGTAGAGTCCTTTGATTCGATTACCATTTTGGCCTGGTCGAATGTTAAACTTTCACGTAATGGCTGGAGGTTCATGGTATTACTTTTGTACGCGACGAGTTGGTACTTTGCTTTCGTTTGCGCGGCCTGGTGCTACGCCTGGCGCTGCAACTTTGCTCATTGCTGGCTTAGTTGTATAACCTTGGTCTTGCGACTTAGGTGCTGCTGATGGGCTTGTACCACTTGGTGTACCCTGTGCTGCTCCACCTGCAAAGTTAGTTGCTGGACGAGCCATCATTGGGTTTTTTCCGGCTACTGGGCTACGCTTGTTAGTTTCGCCAGTTACGCCATTGGCATATCCTGTACCTGCCCCTGCTGCACGGCCTTCTTCATTTGATTGCTTTGGAACAGCTTGTAAATCTAACGATTCTTCAAGGCCTTCCATTGGGAGTTCTCCTTTAGGTGCTGCAAATTCATCATCTGCTGCAAATTCATCACCACCTAGGTCATCAGCTGCAAATTCATCATTGCCGTCTTCACCGCTTACCATCTCTTCAAATTCTGCTTTTAACTGAGCAAGCGCTGATTCTACATCAAGCATTGCATCAGCAACATCAGACGCTTCGCCTGCTGGTTCGTCACCTGCGCCATCATCCATGCCCATATCTGCACCTAGGTCAGCTTCTGCTTCTGCATCAACATCCATTTCATCATCAGGCATCATAGTACCATCTGGCATTTCATGTTCATCATCGCCTTCAACTTCAGTTAGGTCTTCATCAACTGCATCCATATCACGTTGTGTATCAAACTCGTCACCAAATTCAGTGTCGTCTGTCATAATATCTTCGTACACTTTACGGCCGATACCTACATAATAATCGTGCAGTAATGCACTGGCTTTAGCATCTTCTTTGTTTAAGAGATGGTCCAAAGCCTGTTCTAAGATAGTTTTATTCATTTATATTTTCCTTGTGCTTAAGGCATAGTGAACACATTGCCCCTACTGAGACGATGCTTATTGGGATGAATCACACCGCGCCGATTCATATTATCCACGCAACTACTTACTTGTTTCGTGGATAAAGAATGGAGAAATGGCGTAAAAACCATAGTTTTTATTCACAAGACGCAAATACTATGGCAATTTAATTACATTACTGGATCAACTGGGCGAGCATACATTTTTTTTACTAAATCTAGTCGTTGAGTTGTTTCATATTTTCGCAGGTCGCGAATTTTGCGCAAACGATTTACATGCTCCATATTTAGCCTCTTTCTACGCAGGTCGCCGTACAATGCTACGTCTGGATCAAGTTCTGTTTCTATCTCGTCGCTATTTTGTTTAATGTCATCAAATCTCATAAACTTACTTATGACAATGTACAGCATTTAGGGCCACCGCCTGCCTTGAGGAACTCACTCATATCTACGCAATAAACATAATGCCCTTTGTCTATTAGGATGTCTTGTAATTCTTGACTAACCAAGGGCAGGATAATACTTTTACCTACTGATATTGCATTGCATCCAAACGAGTTTGCATCTTCATATCCTACACAAATACGCTTATTTGGCGTATATATTTCACATATTTTATCTACTGATTCTTTGGAGAACGCCCGAGGATTCCAAAGAAGGTAGCCAGTGTCTAATGGACAGAAACAAGTATCGAGGTGATAAAAGTTTGGATCTATTAGGTCGAGTTGTATAACTTGCTTTACCTCTGCTGATATATTGTTGTACGCAAGTTTATCGGTACGCAATCCATTACCAAGGAATAGGAATGTCCCATCAGCTGAAAATAATGCATCCCCTGCGCCTTCAAACGCAACGCCGTTGTCTAAATGAATTAGTTCAAAATTTAAAAATTGAAAATACTCTGCAAAGTATGGTTCCTCTGCTGCTCGATCTTTGTACTTAAATAATGACGGGAAGAACTCCTGCTCAACAATTAACCCGGCGTTGGCCACAAATACTGCGTCTGGACAATTGCTTGGGGGCGGCGGTAGTACTACAGTGATAGCACCAACTACATTCAATGTAGCAACTAAATTGTTCCATTGTTGCATTGCTAACACTTTATCAACCGCATTGATATTGTCTTGCATCCACGGATTAATTACATACTTTACGTCAAAGTATGTTGGCTGTACCATATACAATAGCTTAGCCATTGTTTACTATACTCTTATGCGCCAGGGCCGGCCATTGGTTGTGCAGTAAGTGGACTTGCTGCCCCTTCTTCACTGCTTGGCATATCTCCTGGCCCTTCTATGCTCTCTTCTCCAGGTGCATCCATTGATCCAGATAAGTCTAAATCAGTATCATTTGGTCCTGCAATACCTGCTGCGCCAAATCCTGCTTCTTCTTCACCGGCTGTTGCTTCTTCTGCGTCAAGGTTTTCTTCTTTCCACATGCGCTGATTCTCAATAAGTTCATCATCAGTGAATCCAAGATACTTTGCCAGCTTAAATCTATGGCTGATGTATGGAATTTCTGCAAGCTGTGTAAATACTCCTGCTCGGGCTGCATTTATTTCAACTTCACGGTATGAGCTAAAGTTCTGCGGTTCAATAAAGTCAAGTGTAAAACTTGAACTGTCAATGTTAACCCCACGGTTCTTCATAAACATCTTAAACTCTTTGTCTAAGAATGGTGAAATCAATCCTTGTAACCGCATACAGTATCGATTAAACCTGTACTCTTGAATCATTGCTGTACCAACACGACCATCAGAATATGCAACTGCACTATCATCTGGCCCTGTTGGGAGATAACTACTTGGAATCCGTAAGCCGCGTAGCATCTTATTGTTAAAATACTTTAAATCGTCAATTTCGCCAAGGCCTGTTCCGCCAGGCAGAGTTTCTACTTTTGATCCGCGACCATCAGCTGTAGTCGCAAAGAAAAAGTCTTCCATAATTGAAAGTGGAGAATAACTTGCATCCATCGTTGTTCCACCGCCAGTGCGCGTTGGAATACGACGTTGATGTATCTCATTTTTAACGCGCTCAAGGAATGCCATCGCTTGGTGTTCAGGCAAATTGCCGGTATCAATGTAGAATACTCGGCGTTCTGGCGCACGTTGAACACGGTAGATAAGCACTGCATCTTCAAGCATCTCTTTTTGTTTGTAGATTTTGAAAATGCTATCAAGAATGCTGGCACCAAACGGCCATGACGCATCTAATCCGTCGTTTAGGGTAATATGGACAACGTCAGCCCCTTTAATTGCAATCTCTTGACCTTTTTGCGTTCCACTTTGTGTCCTGCTGTATGCCCCGGCTGCCGTATGACTTGCCAATGACGCTCCGGCAATTGTGGTTACATTTTCAACTGGCTTTGTGGCAACTTTATTTGCAAAGTTTGGGTGTACGTTTCCAATAACATATTGTTCAATTTCTCTGCCTTCTACTTCGTTAATTACAGCTCGAATGACCTCTTTGGGGTCAACCCAATATAGTTCGTATGTTTCGGGGTCTCGCATGAAAAAATGGTCGCCATACTTTAGTGTTGAGCGAACAATTCTGAAAATGCGGGAATCAAATTTATTGATTGCAGTCCATTTTTTAATAGAGTCATTAACAATCTTGGTTTCAGAATCGGTTGGGTCGTCTCTCCATTTAATTGCAAATGGTAAATTTGTAACTGGATCAAATTGCGTGCAGAATTCAGCAATAGTATCTAATGCTGCGTTGACCTCTGAATCTTGGTCCATTTGGTCGTATTGAGCATATCGTTCAACACGGTTTGGCATACCAGTATATACATCTTGGAGCCAAGATGAAAACTTAGACGAGCTTGTTGTACCATGTCTATTACCGCTATTTGGTTTTTCGTCTTGCGGATCCCAAATTTTGAAATGTTTCTTCCAGCTTGCCATGTTAATCTTTTCCCATATAGTTTACTTATCGTTTATTCGATACAAGGATTAACTCAATCTTACTGGCGTAAACCCATTTGATCGTGTATTTGATTTAATGCTTTCTAATTCACTTAGCATTTGTGATAGGTAAGAAATCATTTGACCAACCCCTTCGGCTGTTAATCCGTTTCCGGCTGGTGATAAATCATTCGAACCAGACCCACTGTCCATAGTAGGAAGGGTTGATGGCAATGTTGGCGTTATTGATGAGATTGTTGATAATGATGATCCAATTTGTGACAGATATTCCGCCGTCAATCTCATTTCGTTACTTGCTCCTGCTTTTGCAAAATCAAGTAACTTATCTTTTAATGTGCTAAATTTATCAGTATCAAAATCAGTCAACGACGCAGTTACTAATGCAACCCCGTTGCCAAAATCCTTAATACCTGTACCAATTAAACTAATCTTGTCAGCATATGGTACAAATTCCATAATCCTGTCTAGTGGGCTTTTTGCGCCAAACAAACTCATGAGACCGGTTATTACACTGCTTGCGGTTCCTACAATGGCACCTGCAGAGAATACTACCATACCGGCACCTATTGCAGCAAGCCCGGCACCTATTGCAATAAGGTTACTACCGTCAATTACTGCAATTTTTGCCAATGCATTACCTAGCATGTTAGCTGCTGCGGCACCAATCATTGCACCTGCTCCAAATATACCAACGGCAACACCTAATCCAGCTATTACAGCCGCACCAATTGCTACTGGTACGGCAATTAGTGACAGTCCAAATGCTGCGGCAGCAAGTACGCCTATAGCAATACTACCTGCAACTACACTTTCCCATTTTACATCATTGAACTGTTTAAATCCAAATGCTGCAACACCAACTGCTGCTCCTAGTAATGCAAGCGAGGCAATGCCGCGCATTGCCTGCGGACTTCCTAACTTTTTAAGGAAGTTAACGAATCCGGTCATTCCTTTGCCTGATGCAGCTGCTGCTTTGTCAATTATGGGAGGTATTTTTGGTAATTTAACTCCTGCGGCTGCTTTACCAGCAGTGTCAAGAATGCCGCCGGCTGCGTTGGCGCTGCCCATCCATCCACCTGCCTTGCTTGCTGCGCCGCCCATCCATCCACCTGCCTTGCTTGCTGCGCCGCCCATCCATCCACCTGCCTTGCTTGCTGCGCCGCCCATCCATCCAC